GAACAGGGTTTTGTGGTGAGTTGCGAACAGCTTGGTTCAAAATACCGGCGTTAAACTCGTTGAGCTTGTCCATGCGATAGTCACGATCCAATTCAAAGCGCATTCTTGCGTCATCCAAGGCAGCCTGACGGTCTCGCTGGAAGCGATCACCGGCTGAGGTCTGCAATTGGGATATCTGCGGGATCATTGCGAAGGCATTATTAAAGACATTGCCTTGTGCATCGGTGAGACCAGTCGCAGCACGCATGTCAGCGTTATATTGGTTCAAGAAACGGCCGGACAGCTTGTCAGCTACGTCAGCTGCGACATCAGCACGGCGGTCACGATAACCGCGACGCGCAATAGCGTCAGCGACAGCAGCTTTGGACGAGTTAGTGTTGCCGGTTGCGACAGCTTGCTGTTCTAAACGCGGAAGCGTCCCTTCAAAGAGGCGGCGAGTTTCATCGCGCATGATATTGTCGACCATAGCTTGGGCTTGAGGGCTTTCAGTGCCGTACGCAGTAGCTTGCCCAAGTGCTGAAGCGTTGTAAGTGCCATCACTACCGAAATCAGCAGCGCGGTTATACAAATCGCCATAGTTATTAACAAAACCACCAGTAGCGCCCAAGAGATTGAGAGGAACGCCTGATAGCTGGTCTGCCGAAGTTGCCGCATAGTTAAGTCCGCCTCGTGTTAAGTTGTCCATTCCGGCATAGGTCTGGCCTTGGTATGCGCCCTGAGACAGCTGGTCTGCTAAAGCGTCTTGTCCTTGGTCGATTACGTCTTCCAAGTAAGGCTTATAAAACTCAAAGCCTTCCATTTGACGATCGGCTGCGTACTGCTGCCCCTTTCGAGTTTGCTTTGCCGCCTTGTTAGAGGCATAGCCGCCGACTATGGAGCTGCCTACAACGGCTGCTGCGATCCAACTCATGTGTTTATCCTCAGTTTACTTATTAGCTTGTCGATTTGTTCAGTATCGATCGAGTGTCGATCAGTAGATCCGAAGCCATCCGCGATGACCTCTTCTTCTATCTCTGCAAGATCCATGCTTTCGGTGGCATGAACCGTCACGAATACGCATTCTTCATGCGTGTATATGATCCGCTTTGTCCCTGCCTTGGTGATACCGTAGTACGGCGCTTGTATGCGCTGCTGACCCTCATCGGTAATGATGGTCATGTCGCCTTGAAGCAGGAAAAAGGGGTGATTCCGGTTATGGATCTTGGTGACAATGATTAAACCGGATGGATTGTAGATCTCTCTTATGTATTGACCGTCTGCAAACGAATGTTTGGTCGGGTTTTGACCGTGCAAGGAGTTATGACCAAGGCTTGCGCTGTGGTTGTTAACCGCTTGCTCGAACTCAGCCACTTTCTCTTCATATTCAGACTGGCTTCGCTTGTATTCGACGAAGTCCCAAGCCTCATCAAAGCTAAAAGTATGTTTAAGACCCAGCTTTGCGGTCTGCTCGATGAACTGCTGCCTCGCTTCTTCTTTCGTAAGCGGTCGGGCAGCAATTTGCGCGTCTATTTCATCCATCGTGGGGGTGTCAGATAAGCTACCAAGTAAAAACTTGTTTAGAAGTGTATTGCTCTTACCTTCTCCACTACCCTGCCCCATACCGATAACCCCTTGGGTGACGAAAACATCTCTTCCGTCACATATTCTTCCATATCTTTCATGATATCCTTCAAGGCAATCACCTCAGCTTGGCTAAGGCTCACCTTGTAACGCTTATGCGCCTCTAGCTCAGTCGCCATCAGTCGCTCCGGTTCAGTAGACGCGTGGTAATACGCAGCTTGCCGCCGGTATACTCGATGTATATGGCTTCGCGTGGCGTATAGAGGTGAAGGCTGTCCCATTGCATCTCGTATTCGTTGCCGATGAGGTGCTTTAGAGGGTCAGCGTCACGGCTAACGAGAGGACGCTTCTTCAGCTCCTCACTTTCATATTCCATTGCGGTCATTTTGCTCTCCTAGTCGTTAAGTATTGGCATACATGCGCCAGCGTACTTGTTGCCATCGGCATTCAAGTCACGGGCTTTTTGCATACACTCGAAGGCGGACAGACGCAGTTCTGCTGCTACGTAGTCCATCGATTTGTCTTCACCTAGGGTGAAGATCAGCAGGATGTAGTAAACTTCCATTTAGCTACACGGCGACCCATGCTGTGCCGTTGTAAACGACCAGCCCAGTGCTGCTGTCACCTAATGCGTCCCAGCTGGACGTATTGTATCTGACCATGCCTTTGACGGGGTTATCCGGCGGGGCATCGGCCACCTGTATTGCGGCATTAGTAAGGCTATCGATCGCAATCTCGATGCGCCGCAGCTCCTCAATGAGGTAGGTGCTTAGGTCTTCATCGATGACCGGTAGTGTCTGCCGCCGGTAGGCTTGGATTAGGAGATTGGTCTTATCGCTTAGTGCCATAGCTATCTCCTATCTGCGGCCGGTGACGGTCACATTCATATCAAAACCAGTAAGCTGGAAATCCTTGGTGTCGGTGTAGGTCATTTTGTAGCTGATGTACCGACCGGCAATGCGGGTGTCGATCTTGTGATCTGTGCCCCAGTCATATGTCACCGCGTTGGTATACACGGGTAGATTGACGACGAGGTCAGTCGCACCGAAGGTAAACTCTACTTGTTTGTTTGGGTTAATAGTGCCGCCCTGCGGGTATAGGGAGCTGACTACCTTATAGCCTGACAACGGAAGGCCAGCTTCATCGAGATCCAAGCCTTCACGCTCTAGGTATGGCTGCTTCGTGCCTTCACTGTCCAAAGGAAAGGCAGACGTACCAGCATCAGCGAGATCGAGAACATACAGCTTGTCACTGGTGATGCCATCGTCGCTGTTGGTCTCTCCGACCATGATGATGTTCTTACCGAAGCTATCCTCTTGATCGAGGTATGAGCCGCCGACCGTATCATAGGTAAGATCTGATCCAGCTGTAGTATATGTCTCCACGCCGCTGGCGTTGGCTGACGTACCGGCGCTGGTGTTAGGCAAGTCGTAGAACGACCACGTGCCCTTTGTGTAGTTGTAAACCGCTGCACGGTTGCACCGGTCAGCATTAGGATAGCCAACATGATCGTCACTGCTGTTATAGCAGAAGTAAACTTCGCCTAGCGGCTGGTTGTGCTGGACGTAGCAAACTTTGCGGCGGGTGTTATTCAAGCCTTTGAAGACAAAGTTCTTAACTTTCTGGTCTGCAATGCTTTGATAAGTTGAACCGTCATGCATGTAGATGTCGTCAGTACCGAAAACAAAATGCTTGCCTTCAACTTCGACCGCGCAGTTCTGGTTGATCATGCCGATGTCGCTAAACAGCTTCCGGAAGCTCATGACGAATGTGCCGCCGACAAAGCTCATCATCCACACTTGGTCTTCTGAGTAGATGATAAAGTTGCTGCCCAATGTTTGACCGTCGACGATGGGGGTCTTCATCTGCACGATATCGTTGAAGCCAGCTGACTTAGTAGTGTCTGCCGCATCCCAACTGTCGGGTATTGAGTTGGCGGTCGTGATGTTGCTGAAGCGCACCCGATTGGGGTAGTCGACCCCGTTCTCCGTCAGGTTCAAGGCGACCAGTTGATCACCGAAGCTTCGGAGCGAACCGGCGCGCCAGTTGCTGTCCCAGTTAGTCAGGTCAGCAAAGTTGCCGGTACTAGAATTGAGGCGGAAAACAGGGACACGGTCACTGCGGCTAATATAAGTGACATCAGCGAGGGTAGTGCCAGTGTAAGCGACCGCAGCATCCGCGCCGGAGATAGAGCCTGAGCGATCCGACACAGTACCATTGGCATATTCCTTAATTACATAATCATTACTGAGCATCACAACGCTGTCGAAGCCTGTGTCCGGCTGCACACCAAAGACGAAGCGTGGACTAAACCCAAGACTGCCTTGGATGCGCCGGAAGACCGGTGCACGGCTTACCTTGCCTTCGTCGAACCGGACGTTTACGCCCATCGTGAAGGCGTTGGTCGGCAAGTTATGATTACTGATGTCTGTGATAACACCAGCGTCACCTAGCTGCCGTATAGGTAACAACGGCATGACTAGGCGCTCCCGAATGCT